CAACCCGCGCTGCGAGAAGTGCGGCCGCTGGATGCGGATGGTCTACACGCCAGCCGCGATGGTCTTCACCGGCGAGGGCTGGGCAAAGAAAGATCGAGCAAAGAAGGAGGCAAAGTGAGCAGGCGCAAGTCGTCTTTTGTTGAGATGTCAAGGAAGGAACTTGAGCAGCTCGGTTGTACTGTTGAGTTGGTTTGTACAGAATGCGGGACCAGGCATCACTTGTTCCTATCTCCTCCGCAACAAGACCCAGATGGGTGGTTTTCTCGAAAGTGCATTATGAATAATTCAGTTTTCGTTTGCGATGGAAAGACGATTATGGTCAAGGGAAGTTGGAAACTATTGAAGGAGGCAAAGGCGTGAGCAAGCAATACGAGTTCGTCAAGGCGGAGCAGCGCAGTCCGGAGTGGCACGCGCTCCGCAAGGAAGGCATCACGGCGACGGAGGCGGCGGTCATTGCAGGGCTGTCGCCGTACAAGACGCCGTTTCAACTCTATGCAGAGAAACTCGGTAGGTGGGAGCCAGAGCCGGTCGGCGCGGCAGCCATTCGCGGCATCCTGCTCGAGAACACGGTGGCGGAGTTCTACGAGATGGAGACTGGCCGCGAGCTGCGTCGCAGCAACGGCATCGTCCGACTGAAGGAACTGCCGTGGGTGATGGCGTCGCTTGATCGCACCGTCGTTGGCGAGGACGGCTTGGTGGAAATCAAGACGAGCACCTCGCCGCGCTGGAGCCTGCACCCAGTGCCGCCAGAGGTAGTGGCCCAGGTGCAGTGGCAGATGTTGGTGACAGGCGCGCCGTGGGTTGATGTCGCAGTCCTGCTCGGTGGCCTCGTCTTCCGCATTGAGCGGGTTGAGGCCGACGTGAACTATCAGACGCAGCTCTACGCGAAGGCAGTGGAGTTCCGCAACGCACTTGCAGCCCAGACGCCGCCGACCTTGCAGGGCGAGGACAGCGACGCACTGGCTGCGGTCGTGCCTCAGACAAGCGAGGAATGGAATCAGGCTGACGCTGGCATTGAGCGAGTAGCGCAGCTCTACGCCGAGAAGAAGTACGAGGCCACGCTGCTCGATCAGGAGTTGCAGAACCTTGCCATCAGCATCAAGGAGGCGATTGGCGACAAGGCAGGTATCACCGGACAAGGCTGGTCAGCCACCTGGAAGCAGAACAAGCCAAGTCGCAAGGTGGACTATCAGGCGATCTTGGAGAAGGCGGCGGTGCCGCTCGATGTGATTGAAGCCGCGACGCAGGAGGTACCTGGTGCGCGAGTGTTCAGGTTCAAGACGGAGGAAGTAGACAAGTGAGCAAGATTGCAGCAGCACTAGCAGCACCATTTGAGGAGAAAGATCTGAAGCACCGTCCTGGGCGCGCTGGGATGACCTTCACCTACGCCGACGCTCGTGCAGTCGCCCAGCGGCTGGATGACGTGCTCGGCATCGAGGGCTGGCAGTTTGAGGTCAAGGTGGCCGATGCTGCGCGCAGCGTCGTTCACGGATCGCTCGTGATCATCGTGGACGGAAAGTCAACCATCCGGCAGGACTTCGGCTACCCGAACTCGACGCAGGACGACGAGCCGCTGAAGTCAGCAGCCTCGGATGCGCTCCGACGCTGCGCGGCGCAGCTAGGGGTGGGCAGGAGCCTCTACAGCCCTGAAAAGGGTATCCCAGTACCACTTGGGCGGGTTCCGCGCGTCTCCGTGGCTCCTACATCCCTCTCCGTTGATTCTACGAGGGGATCTGGGACTGCCTCAGATGATGCCATCATCGCAGCGAAGGCTGCAATGCTCTTTGCGCAGGGCGAGTGCAGCCACGGCACGCGCTGGGAGGCGAAGCCAGGCGGCGTCAGCAAGACGACCGGCAAGCCGTACAACGCCTTCTACACGGCCAGCCACAAGCTGCCTGACGGCTCGTGGTGCCGCGAGAAGCCATCGGCTGAGTGGGTCAAGGCGAACCCGATTGACGCGCCAGCACCGAAGTTGGTGCCTGAGGATCTCGGCGAGTTGCCGTTCTAACGGCGGAGAGGAGCAGCAAATGAGTCTATGGATCAAGTGGTCGGCAGGAGCGCACCGAGACGCGGCGATCGCCAGCCTGACTGACACACAGTTTCGTGCGTTCGTGACGATCTTGGAGATTGCGAAGGAGATGCGAAAGGGCGGAGAGTTCCGCGACCGGACACACCTTGCCAGCGTGCTCGGACCGAGGCTCGGTCGGGCGGTGCCTCGACTGATTGCCGAGGGCTTGTTGGAGGTGTCTCAGACCGGTCTCGTGGCCGTGTCAAACTGGTCTCGATGGCAAGTCGACCCGACGTCAACTCTGCGACAGCAACGCGCTCGTGCTCAAAAAGAGCCTCTGTCACGCAAAAGTCACGCTATAGAGCAGAGCAGAGAGAGAGCAGAGAGAGAGAAGAGCCAGACTTTTACTAAACGCGGAGGGCCAATTCAGATTGGCGACATCTTGAAGGGAGGCAGGGAGTGACGGAGCAAGAGCTTTACGATCACCTGCGGGCGACTGGTGTGTCAAACCTTGAGCGGATGGAGTACGCCTACAGCTACTGGGACTGTACGGCGTGGTACGACCTTCCCTTTGGACGAGTGGACTTCATCTTGGAGTTGAAGTGCCGAGAGACGCACTACCCAGAGATGCTCATCGAGCAGGCGAAGTACGACTGGCTGATCGAGGAGGCAGGGAAGCGGTCAGCGCGACCGGCGTACATCAACAGCACGCCAGCAGGCATCTTCTCGTGGGATCTTTACCGCGTGAAGGAGCCAAGCTGGGAGCCTCGCCTGATGCCAGCAACCACGCAGTTTGAGAACACGGAGGAGATCGTCAAGGTGGTCGGCTTCCTGCCGGTTGTAGAAGCGATCAGGCTACCGTGAAGAGCATTGCGTTTATCGGGCCGCAAGGGAGCGGCAAGACGACGATCGGCAACCTCTTTGTCGAGCACCGCAACTATCAGCGGCACGGCCTTGCCGACGCGATCAAGCACGTCGCAGAGATGGCGTATCCGCAGCTCACGAAGGACGAGATGTTGAGTGTTGACCGTTACAGCGGCAAGGCAACGGTGTCTGGTCGCGGGTTGCTCCAGGACATTGGCGCGGCGTTGCGCGCCGTTGACGTGTTGTTCTGGCTGCGCGTGTGGGCGCAGGACTACCGCGAGATCAGGTCGCACGGTTATGGCGTGGTCGTAGACGATGTGCGTCTGCCGATTGAGGTGGAATACATCCGGCGAATGGACCCTGAGGTGTTCATCGTGCGGCTGCACGCGACTGCCGAGGTGCGCTCTGAGCGAAGCGGTCGGCCCTTACAGGGAGCGCACGACATCACCGAACAGCTTTGGATGAATGGCAGCGTGGACCTTGACATAGATACGAGTGGGATGACGCCAGAGCAGGCGTACCGGATTATCACCGAGGGAATGGAGGAATGATGTTTTCTGAACTGCAGGTGGTTGCCGATCAACTAGGCTTTCACTTTGACTCGCTCGTGCGGACGGCTGAGGGCTACGTGGTCATCCTCGTGGACTCGCAAGATGGCGAGTTGCGCTATGGCGGCGAGACGCCTGAAGCGGCAGTCGAGGCGGCACTGATCGCCTGCGTCGCCACGCTCAACCGAGAATGAGTCCGTGGGATAGCCTCGGCGTCTTTATCGCTGCGCTGAACCTGATGCTCGCCTTCCTGATCGCGGCGTCGCTGCCGAAGGTGAGTAACAACGGCGCCACGGGAGCCGCTACCATCTACCTCATCGTGGCGATTGCCACCGTGGTCTGGATTGCAAGGAGCGCAATGTGGCAGCAGTGAAAGCGCAGCGTGGCGGTCCGCGCAAGGAGCCAGTGTTCGCCGTCACGTCGTGCGGCGCGTGCGACGGCATCTTGAACACGCTCAAAGAGTCGTGGCGCGTCAAGGTGATCACCTTTGTCGCCAACAAGCGCCAGACGAAGTTTGCCTGGTACCACAGGAGCTGCGTGAAGTGAACCGCATCGAGCGGAAGGCTCCCTTCCTTGACGATCAGGTGATCGCCGTGCAGGAGGGTCCTGATGCGTGGTGCTACGAACCAGGAGTCTCTGGCCGCGTCTGGTGCATCCTGAGCCAACGCTACGCCGACGCCATTGCGCCAGACGGCTGGTTCTTCCTCTACGAAGGCATCGGCAACCGCAAGACCAACTTGGAACTTATCGAGCACGGACTGCTCGAGGTGCAGCCAAGCCGTGTCACGCTGAGCGACGGTGGCTCCGCGCTCCTTGCGAGGCTGCGCTGATGGGCAGGATGAAGGACGAGGCGATCAGGCAGATGGTTGATCCGGCTAAGAGCAAGCGCGGCAAGAGCGCACGGGCGCGTGGCAATGCCTTTGAGCGAGAGGTCGCCGCGCGACTCAACGGTCGTCGCGTCGGATGGGCTGGCGGTCCGACTGACGTGGCGACTGGTGTCTACGACATCCAGTGCAAGGTCGGCGGCTCGTACCCTGAACGCATTGACGGCTGGCTTCGCAAGGTACCGTTCCGCTACGAGAAGCTGCGAGCGGTGGTCCTCGGCGACTCACCAGGCGCCGGCACGAAGCGGCGCGCGCTGATCGTCTTTGACTTGGAAGAGTTTGTGGACTTCTTCGGCGAGACGGAGCAAGAGTCCTGATCCTGCCGCTGCTGCTGGCGATCGCGCTCGCAGTCCATCCGAGCGTGCCGAACCGAACGGAGAGCGGCGTGCCGGTGGAAGGCGTAGCGTCCTGGTATAACGCGACCTACGTTGCCGGTCACGGCAATCACGCGCAGACGACGTGGTACACGCGCGCGGGCTACAAGTTCTATGCAGCGGTTGGTTCCTTCCGCTGGGCTGATGATGTCTACTCGCTCAAGGTGTGCCGCGCCGACGAGTCGACGCGCTGCGTCATCGTTTCGGTCGTTGACCATTGCGAGCGCTGCAAGAACGACCTGAAGAAGCCGTGGACGGCGCGCAGCCGAGCCATTGACCTGTCGCCGTGGGCATTTAGCGTCTTGCGTGGCTTGCATACCGGCGTGGTGCGAGTCATAATCGAGGAGATTCAGCCAGGTACGTAGGGAGGGCTATGCGAACCGTTCGTTCCATTCGTGGCGACTGGATGACAATTGTCGCCCGACACGCCTTCCCACACAAGACTCCACGAGGCCGCATCGAGGCACTTGCGGACGCGCTTGAGATCAGCCGACGCTCTTGCTACGCCTACGTTGCTGAAGAGCGCCGAGTGCCGGAGGACGTTGAGCAACGCTTTATCGGGCTTTTCGGCGCTGTCGCAGAGGACGGCTGGCGCACGATTGAGATGGTGCGGCCGCACCGCAACAGAGCCAAGCTCAAGCGAGAGCCGAAGCCGCGCGGGTTGACCGCAGAGCGGTATCAGATCAACCGAGAAGGCTGGGGTGGTGCAGCGATGCACGCAGCGACCGTGCTGGCGCAA